GGGGGAGGATACAAAGAATGTGGAAGAAAATCTGCAAGTGGATCAAAAAGAAAATACCCCAAATGCGTGCCTGCTGCAAAAGCAAGCCGAATGACAGACTCGCAAAAGCGTTCTGCTGTTGCAAGGAAAAGACAAGCTGGTAATCCTGGAGGCAAACCAACAAACGTCAGTACCTTTACCAAGAGATACTATGGTGGTATGATAGACGTATAATATTTTAAGGAGAAAATTATGGCATTAAAAGGCAATCAAAAAAAATTAGATAAAAACAAAGATGGTAAAATATCTGGTGAAGATTTTAAATTAATGAAAAAAAATACAGGTGGTGCTATTAAAGGCATGGGTGCAGCTAGAACTTCTGGCATGGGCTTACAAGATGAAAACTTAATACCAGGAAAGTCTTTGGATTATTACAAAGACATAATGTAATGAATTATGGCTACGTCAGGAACTACAGCATTCGATCTTCAGATCGATGATATTATTGAAGAAGCATACGAACGATGTGGTATGCAGACTAATAGTGGGAATGACTTACGTAGTGCAAGAAGAAGTTTAAATCTTTTATTTTCAGAATGGGGCAACAGAGGTATTCACCTTTGGAAAGTTAAACTTAATGAAAAAGCATTAGTTGCAGGAACTGCTACATACACTGTAGACACAGATGTGAATGATGTTCTTGAAGCATATATCTCTACAACAAACGCAGCAGGAAACACTTCATCAACAAATGATATATCATTAACAAAAATTGATAGATCAGCTTATGCTGCACTTCCGAATAAATTACAAACAGGACAACCATCACAGTATTATGTTGATAGACAAACAACACCAACTATAAGTTTATATCTAGCTCCTGATGCAACAACTTATACAACATTAAAATTTTATACAATTAATAGAATTGAAGATGCAGGTGGATTTACAAAAACACCTGATGTTGCTTATAGATTTTTACCTTGTATGTGCTCTGGCCTTGCATATTATTTATCACAAAAAAGAGCACCAGATAGAATTCAATTACTAAAACAATTATATGAAGATGAATTAATTAGAGCATTAAACGAAGATGGTTCAAGAACTTCAGTTTATATTTCTCCACAAACTTATTTTGGGAGTGGTTCATAATGAGTTACGCAACAGGAAAACATTCAAAAGCTATTTCCGATAGATCTGGACAAGCATTTCCATACAAAGAAATGGTAAAAGAGTGGACAGGTGCTTTAGTTCATATATCAGAGTTTGAACCTAAACATCCACAACTAGATCCTCCTTATCATAAGGCAGATGCAGTGGCTTTACAAAATACAAGATCACAAAGATTTCAACAACCTACAACTGTTGCAGCTAACGATACAACTATAGCTGATTCTGGTGGTATTACAGTTGGTGTAGCAAATTTAACTTTACCAGGACAATTTGGATTTTTAAATCAAGGAACATCATCAATGATTCCTGCAGATCCATCATTACAAAATAGAAGAAGACAAGTTTCTATGCAAATTAATTCAGTAACCGTGAGTATTACATAATGGCTATATCA